GTCGAGGAACTCGAGCGCCTTGTCGCGCGTGCCGGCCTTGCGCATTTCCTCGGCGTAGGTCCGCACCAGGTCTGGTTGCGACGCGCGCGCGGCCGCGGGCGCCGGGCCCGCCGCGGTCGCGGGCGCCGCCTGCGCGTCGGCCGCCTTGCCGCGCGGGCGCGGCGCGGGCGCGGTCGTCTTCTCGGCCGCCAGCGGCGGGGGCGGCGGCACGACGCCGTCGGCGTTCGCGCCGGCCGGCACGTGCTGGCGCTCGCGCGTGCCGAACTGCTCGTCGCTCGTCTCGATCACGTCGGTCGGGTCGTCCTCGAGCATGGGCGGATCCTCGCCGTCGTGGAACACGCTGCGCACGGCGTCGACGTCGGTCATCGCCCGCAGGTCCAGCGCGCCGCCGCGCACGTCCTGGCGGTCGTCGACCGTCGCGGCAACGGCCAGGGCGTCGTTCGGGGACAGGGGCAGCCGCTTCGCGCCCTTCTTGATCCCCGACTTCGCCCACATGTCGTCGGACCACGCGATCCACGGCTGCTCGGCGAACGCCTTCTCGGCCTTCGTCTTTTCCTTCGCGTCGGCGGCATAGTCGATCTTGCTTTGCAGCGACCGGAACGTCTCGCTGCGCGCGCGGATCTTCAGCACCTCGTCGGCGTCCAGCACCGTGATCACGTCCTCGCCGCTGGTCAGCCGCACGAAGCACCACGATGCGCAGAGCTCGCCGCGATTGGCCAGGGCCTTCTGGTAGCGGAGGAACGTCTCGGTGCCCTGCATGTGCTCGAACTTGTCGCCGCGGCGCACGGCCTCGGCCTGCAGCGACTTCACGTAGGGCGAACGGTAGGCGAGCGTGATGAAGCCGCGGGCGCCGATCTGGTATTGGCACTCGTAGACCTCGCGCCACTGCTTCGAGCCGGGCAGTGGGGGCAGCTTGCGCTTGAACGGGATCAGGAACGCCAGCTGCTGCGGGGTGTTCGGCTCGAGGCCCAGCGCGGCCGTCATCATGACGGCGCCGAGCACGGTCGCTGGGTCGCACTGCAGCAGCTTCGGCGTCCGGTGGATCGCGTTGACGGTCAGCCGCAGGAGCTTGTCCGGCGTCAGGAACGAGCCGGCGACCGCCGCGAGGCCGTCCTGCACCTTCTTCGACGAGAACAGGTCGAGCGCGGTGCGCGCGTGCGGTTCGGCCGGCGGCGGGGCGCCGGTGGCGACGCCCTTCAGGGCGGAAGTGCTGCTGGTAGCCATGTTGATTTTTCCTCGGGGGATTGTGGGTCGGGGATCAGCCGCGCGGCGCGCGCTCGCGGTCGTAGGTGGCGCGGTCGATCATGTCGACGCGGGCCTTCTGCGGCTCGCCGGGCTTCGCCTTGCGGTTCAGGTCGCGGCACTCGTCCTGGCGCGCCGTCAGGAACCGGTCGACGTCCCAGACGCGGTGCAGGCGCACGTCGACGTCGCCGCTCGTGCTCGTGTGTCGCAGGTAGAGGTCGCTGCCGACCATGCTCGGTTCGCTCATTGGCTTCCTTCGTGAATGCGCTGCTAACTTGCAGCAAAGTAGCGCGGCCGGTCAGCCGCGCCAGGAGTTCTTCAGGCGCATCGTGCGAGTCGGCGCCTCGCGCTCGAACAGCGCGACGATGTCGGGGTGCGCGCGCCGGAGCGCCTTCTCGTCCAGCACGGTCGTCGTGCCGGAGTTCAGGGTGAACGCCGCCTGACCTTCGACGGCCAGGGTCGCGTTCGGCCCCATGTAGCCGGCGACCATCGTCGCCAGCTGGTCTTCCTTCGCGCGCAGCATCGACAGCCGCATCTTCGTCTCGCGCAGCTCACGCGCCGCCGCGGCGATCGCCTCGGTCGCGAGGATCGTGCGGCCGTTGTCCTCGGGGAACAGGGCCTTCACGTCGGCGAGCTTCTGCGGCATCGGGGGCACGTCGGCGACGACGTGGTCCTCCCAGAAGTCGACCATCGTCTTGCGCATCGCGGCGAGCGTCTCGTCGTCACGGTCGACGTGGTAGATCGCGACGTCCTCGAGGCCGATCAGCGCAGCGACGATCGTGCGCCGGCGCGCCGTGATGCCGAGGCCGTGCATGAACTGCGCCGCGTAGTGCAGCGGGATCTGGTCGGTCTGCTCGTCGCCCCATCCGCTGCGGACAAACGAGGTGACCGTCTTCGAGTCGCCGTTCACGTGCTCGCCGTCGAGCCGGAGCTCCCAGTCAATCTCGCAGGACAGGAAGGGGAACGCCGGGTCGGTGTAGCGCTTGTTCTTCGCCAGGACTTCGACCTCGTGGCCGAGCTCGCGGAGCTTGTGCACGGCCATCTCGAGCACGATCGGCTCGAGCCGGTGGCCCAGCGCGAGCCGGCGCTGCTCGATCGGCGCGCGCACGCGCGGCGCGGCCCGGCGCGTCTTCTCGAGCCAGAGGTCGGTGCGCGTCGCGTAGGGGCTGACGCCCAGCACGACGGCCGCGTCGGTGCCCCCGAGGAAGCGCGAGCGGTTCGGCGCGCGGCCGCGGTTCGGCGGCGGGGTCTGCGTAGGCAGCGGGATCAAGGCTTCATCCTTTCGGGGCGCGCGAGCGGCGCGTTCGGGTTGTCGGCGACGACGCGGGCCGTCACCTCGATGCAGTCGCCGCCGCTCAGGTCGACGCGGCTGAAATCGTGCTGCTCCGGGCCGCGGGCGCGCGTGCCGGTGAAGTGGGCGCCGCGCGCGCCGGCGTACCGGAACAGGTCTTCCCACTGCGAGTCGAAGCGGCCGCCGGTGCCACTGCGCCGGAAGCCCGACGGGCCGGCGCGCGAGCGGATGTGGTCGCGTTCCTGCAGCGAGTCGCGTTCCTGCAGCCATGCCTCCCAGGTCGGCGCGAGCGCGGCGCCCGTGCAGAGCGGATCGATGCGCACGTAGGCCGGCAGATCGCGGCCGCGGAAGAACCGCCGGGCCTGCGGCGCCATGATCAGCAGGTGCCCCCGCGTCACGTCGTAGCCGTTCCCCGTGAATAGGTGCCGGATCCGGACATCGTTCCCGGTGTTGCCGTAGTAGTCGACGGCCCTGAGCAGATCGTCCTCGAAACTCATGGACGCACCCATCCAGCCGAGGCCGCCGCGTGCCAGATCTGCGGGCCGCAGAGGACCAGCACGACCGCGCACGCCGCGGCGCCGACGATGACGGCCGCGACGCGCAGATCCGCGAGGAACTGCTGCCGCTCGAGCGCGCGCTGGTCGTCCATGAAGGGGTGGATGCGCCAGTCGCGAGCGCGGAACTTGCGCCACCAGACGGCACGCACGCCCACGGCGGCCGCGGTCGGGTGGACCAGCCGCAGATCGGCACGGCGAGACGATTTGTTCATCGGGTCTTTCCTCCTGGTGACGGGTTGTTCAGTCGGCGTGGCCGCCCTCGGAATCGGCCGCCTGCAGAGGCAGCCAGATCGCGCCATGCAGCGCCGGCGCGGGCGCAGGGTCGTTCGCGGACTCGCGCGGCGCGCGGTACAGTACGGCCAGGGCGCGGAGCTTCGCGACCAGCTGCAGCGCGTTCGTCGCGAGCAGCGCCGCCCCGTGCTTCTGGATGTCGGACAGGTCGCAGAGGTTGACCTGGTCGAGCGGCTCGCGGTGCAAGCGCGCGTCCATGTGCCTCGCGCTGTCGGCGTGCGCATCGGCCAGCGCAAGGTGGCGCTTCGCGAGCGCCTCGAGCTCGTCGATCAGCGACGGGACGGTAACGGACATCGGGACTCTCTCCTGGTGACGGGTTGACTTGCGTTCAAGTGGACGTGATCGTATTCGTGCCGGAACGGCGCCGTCAAGGCTCACCTGCAATTATTTTCTATCCGCTTGCAAGGATCTGAGCTTGTCGCTACGATCGCGGCCATGAGCACCTCCACCCCCCCCCCCTTCAAGGTTCCGACCCCTGCGGAGTTCCAGCAGCGCATGCAGTCCTTCAAGGATGCGAGCCGGCTGCGCGAGCTCGCGGAACTGAGCGGAGTCAAGTACAACTCGCTCTGGCGCATCGCCAACGGCACGCAGTCGCTCCACGCCACGGTCGCACACCTCTGGCCGATCATGGACGCGATGGACGACGCCGACGCCATGCGCAAGGACATGCTGAAGGGCATCGTCGCGGCGACGCCCGCGCAAAGGTTGTCTCCCTCCGCGGCTTGACACGGGCCCGGAGCTTCGCCCGCGCTGGCTCCGCAGCGGCGCGGGCAATTTCTTCGAGGGAGGGCGCATGCAGGTCTACCAGTTCGTGCAGGCGCTCGCTCGCCACCCGTGGAGCGAGACGGTCGTCGGAACCGATGCGCTGCGCGTGCGCGGCGCGCGCATCGTCGACTTGCCCCACGCCTGTACCGTGCTCGACCTCCTGCGCGCGCTGATCGTCATGCCTCCCGCGGCGCCGCTCGACGACGTCGCCCAGATCACCGTCCTGGCGGAACCGCCGCCGCCAGATCCCGTCACCCGTCCCGCGGCTCGAACCGCGCCGCCGGCGCCCGCCGGCCCAGCGCGCCGCCGCAAGTTCAACCCGTTCTGAAGTCCACCATGCCCGACTCCCCGCTCAAGTTCGTCCGGCCCGACGCGAAGCATCAGGCCCTGTTCCTGGAACTGCAGGCCCTGGTCGAGAAGCACCAGACAGCCATCCCGTTGCCGCTGATCGTCGCCATCTTCGCGAACATGGCCGGCGGGATCGGCGCGCACTGCCGCACGCTGACGCGCGAGCAGATCGTCGACACCGTCGACCGCAACTTCGCCGCCGGGTGGGACGAGGCCTCCAAGGTCATCCGGGCGCACCTGTCATGACCGACCGCATCGTCGGCGCGCCGCGCGCGCGCATCCTCCGGCGCCGCGGCGAGGACATCCGCTTCGACCACTTCACGTGCCGCGGCAAGGCCCGCTACCGGTGGGTCGACGCGCACCCGCGCGACCCGCACGCGCCGCGGTGGAGCAGCGCCCGCGTCGCCCTCCTGGCGTACCACGAGGAATGCGACCGGCAGCGCCGGATCCTGTTCCAGCCGTTCCTGGACACCGTGCGGCAGCAGATCGTCGACGCCTTCGGTCTGCCCCCGTCGATGGTCGACGCCGGTCCGCGCCTCGGCGAGGCCAGCGCAGCGCGAGGCTGGATCGGATGATCAAGCACGTCGTCAGCGTCAGCGGCGGGAAGGACTCGCTCGCGACCCTCCTGCTCGCGCTCGATCGCTTCGGCCGCGAGCGCGTCGTCGCCATCTTCTGCGATACCGGCAACGAGCACGAGCTCACCTACGAGTACCTGGCCTACCTCGAGCAGCGCCTCGGCATCGTGATCCACCGGCTCAAGGCCGACTTCACCGAGCGCATGGCCGTCAAGCGCATGTTCATCGCCCGCGACGTGCGCACCGGCCGCGACCCGCAGGGCCGGAAGCTCCGCTGGACGAACAAGGCGAAGCGCCGCGCGCTCGCCGTCCTGCACCCGACCGGCAATCCCTTCCTCGACCTCTGCCTCTGGAAGGGTCGATTCCCCTCGCGCAAGGCCCAGTTCTGCACGCAGGAGCTCAAACGCGACATGGCGGTCGCTTTTCAACTCGAACTGCTCGATCAGGGCTTCACGGTCGTCAGCTGGCAGGGCATCCGCCGCGACGAGTCCGAGAACCGCCGCGTCGCGAAGAAGTTCGAGTGCATCGGCCCGCGCTTCTACACGTGGCGCCCGATCGTCGACTGGACGGCCGCCGACACCTTCGTCGCGGCGGCCGCGCACGAGGTCAAGCCGAACCCGCTCTACCTGCTCGGGATGACCCGCGTCGGCTGCATGCCTTGCATCAACGTCCAGAAGGGCGAACTGCAGACGATCAGCTTCCGCTTCCCCGGGCACATCAATCGGATCGAGCAGTGGGAGGCCCTCGTCTCGCTCGCGTCGAAGCGCGGCTTCTCGACCTTCATGGCCGACGCGCACCCGGCGCAGGACCGGCGCGCCATCTTCGCCGCGCTCAACATCCGCGCCCGCATCGAATGGTCGATGACCTCGCGCGGCGGGAAGCAGTTCGGCCTGTTCACCGACGCGCCGCTCGAGGCGTGCGCGTCCGCCTACGGGTTGTGCGAATGACCCGCCCCGCCTACTACAACGAGAACCATCCCTATGCCGCGCAGTGGCTCCGCAATCTCATCGCCGCCGGGCATATCGCCCCCGGCATCGTCGACGAGCGATCGATCGAAGACGTCTACCCGTCCGACGTCCGCGGCTTCGGTCAGTGCCACTTCTTCGCCGGCCTCGGCGGATGGTCGCTCGCCCTTCGGCGTGCCGGATGGTCAGACGACCGACCTGTTTGGACCGGTTCCTGTCCGTGCCAACCTTTCAGCGAGGCAGGCGAGGGAACTGGGTTTGCTGACGAGCGGCACCTCTGGCCCGCCTTCTTCCACCTCATCGGCCAATGCCGCCCTGAGCGCGTCTATGGCGAGCAGGTTTCGAGCCGCGCTGCCCTCGGATGGCTCGACCTTGTTCAGGCTGACCTGGAAAGTGCGCACTACGCCAGCTGGGCGGCCGATCTGTGCGCTGCGGGCGTCGGCGCCCCGCACATCCGGCAGAGGCTCTATTGGCTGGCCGACGCCCGATGCGAGCGCTGGGAACCTGATCGACTCGACGTGGGAAGCGCGCCGCGCCGAGCTCGCGGAGAAGCACGGGAACAACGGCTTCGGGCTGACCCTGGCGCAGGCCTCGAGCATGGCGGGCTGGCCGACGCCGGTGACGACCGACTGCGAGGCCTACGGGGGCGAGGCGTCGATCGCGGCGGGCAACCGCGGCAACACCCTGAGCCACCTGACGAAGGGGATCGACGCGATCGCGTCCTGGTCGACGCCGCGCAGCTCGGACTCCGACAAGGGGACGGACGGCCGCATCCGGCCGGCGCAGGGCGGCCAGGACCTGCCGACGCAGACCGCGATGGCGTGGCCGACGCCTGCGGCCAGGGACTATCGGAACGCGAACGCGAAGCCGTTCTCGGAACGCGGCGGGGGTGCGAAGGGGGAGCAGCTGAACAACGCGGTGGTTCATTTTGGGCCGATGCCGACTGGATCCTCTGCCGAGACGGGCGCCGTCGGCCAATTGAACCCGGCACATTCCCGCTGGCTTATGGGCCTGCCGGTCGAGTGGGACGAGTGCGCGCCGATCAAGAACGCCTTGCCGCGCTCGCGCCGCGCAAAGACCAAGGCAGCCGCCGCGGCCGGCTCTACGCCTACGGGAACGCCATCGTCGTCCCGCTCGCCGCGGAATTCGTGAGGCTCACATGCTGAAGCGCCTCCTGTCCCTGAACCTGCTGCTCGAGCTCGCCGCGAGCGTCACGACCCTGGTGGGCATGCACCTCGGCTCGACGACGCGCGCCGGCGCGCTCGCCTACCTCGCTTCCTGCGTTTTCTGGTGGGCCTTCACGGCGCGCCGGGCCGCGTGGGGACTGATCCCCTTGCACGTCGGGGCGCTCGCCGTCACGCTCGACAACCTCATCCACGCCACCACATGACCGATCGAACCCCAACCGGCCAGTTCCGTCCTGGCATGCATTCATACCGCGAGCCGCGCCCCCATTGGGACGCCGCGTGGCTGCGGAACGAGTACCTGACGAAGCGGCGCTCGTCGGGCGACATCGCGCTCGAGGCCGGCGTCACGGATGCGGCGATCATCTTCTGGCTGCGCAAACACGGTATCCCGCGACGCAGCGCCGCGGAGGCGCGCGCCGCGAAGCACTGGGGCGTCTCCGGCGAGGCGAACCCGATGCATGGCAAGTGCGGCCCGCTCAATCCGCGATGGAAGGGAGGCGTCTCGCCGCAATGGCGCAAGGCGCACCCGGAGGCTTCGGCATGACGGCGTTCATCCACGTGGGCGATTCGCGGGAAGTGTTGAAGACCCTCCCCACGGGGTCGGTTGGCTGCTGCGTCACCAGCCCCCCCTATTGGGGACTCCGAGATTACGGCCACGACGACCAGATCGGCCTCGAGGTCGGTTATGCCGAGTACATCGACGAGCTCGTGAAGGTCTTCCGCGAGGTGCGGCGCGTGCTGCGCGACGACGGCACGCTCTGGATCAACATCGGCGACACGTACACCGGCGACCGCGACCCCTACGCGAAGCAGGTGGACGGCATGGGCCGCGGCGCGAACGAGTCGGCGAAGGCCGCGCAGAAGATCGCGAGCCGCCGGCGCGACGGCGCGAAGGTGCCGCGCAGCGACCGCCGCGTCGGCGGGCTGCCGCCGAAGAACCTGATCGGCATCCCCTGGCGTCTCGCGCTCGCGCTGCAGGACGACGGCTGGATCCTGCGCCAGGACAACGTCTGGGCGAAGCCGAACCCGATGCCCGAGTCCGTGCGCGACCGCTGCACGAAGGCCCACGAGTACGTCTTCCTCCTGGTGAAGCGCCGGCACTACTTCTTCGACGGCTTCGCGATCGCCGAGCAGGGCGTCACCAACGACCGCGACCTGGCTCGCGCGAAGGTGACCGGCCGCGGCCAGCAGGCCAGCAGCGCCGCGGCGCCCGGTGACGCCCAGCGCGACAAGTCCGGCGGCTTCCCCGGCGACGGCACGCGCAACGCGCGCAGCGTCTGGACGATCGCCACCGAGCCGTCGACGATCGACCACTTCGCCATGATGCCGACGGCGCTGGCCGAGCGCTGCATCCTGGCCGGATCGAGCGCGCACGGGTGCTGCCCGGCGTGCGGCGCGCGATGGCGCCGGATCACGAAGCCCGTCCTCGAGGTCGGCCACACCGGCACGACCCGGTCGGCCAATCCCGACGGGTCCACGGCGAAGCGGCTCGCCCTGCTCCGGCAGGCCGCGCGCGAACAGGGCACCGAGTACACCGGCGCCCGCCTCACCGTGGGGTGGCAACCCGCGTGCCACTGCGACGCCGGCAAGCCCGTGCCCGACGTCGTCCTGGATCCGTTCGCCGGCGCCGGCACGACCGGCCTGGTCGCCGACCGCCTCGGGCGCGACTCGGTGCTGGTCGAGCTCAACCCCGCCTACGCC